AGCAAAAGAAGAATCTGCTCGGTTGCAAGAAGAAGCCTTACGGTTTGCTCAACAGGTAAAGGCTGAGAACGAACAGCTACGCAAGACCCTCTCAGAGGGTGAAGGCGTCCTTGTCAATCAAGCTAAAGGTCGTGTGAGCGCAGAACTGGATAAGGCTAAGGCTGCTTTTAAGAGCGCCTATGAGTCAGGTGATCCAGATGCGTTATTGGAGGCGCAGGAAAAACTTAACGCGCTCCAAAGCGAGAAGATGCGTTACGAAAACTACAAACCTCAACCAGTTCAACAGAAGGCACCTGAACCACAATATCAGGCACCTGCCGTTCAGCCGCGCAAGCCAGACAAGCTCGCTATGGACTGGGCAAAGAGGAACGATTGGTTTGAGAAAGACCCTGAGATGACAGGGTATGCTTACGGCCTTCATGAGAAGCTCGTAAAAAGTGGTGTTGATCCAAGAACGGAAGAATACTACAATGAGTTAGACGCTGCGGTTCGCCGCGTGTTTCCAGATAAGTTTGGCGATGAGATTATTGAGGAATCTGCACCTCAACGCCAAGCGGGTAACGTAGTCGCCCCCGCTGCTCGCAGTGGAAAAAGACCACGCAAAGTGCAACTGACCTCAACGCAGGTTTCTCTCGCCAAGAGACTTGGTCTGTCAAATGAACAATATGCGGCGCAATTGATGAAGGAAATGAAATAATGTCGAATAGGAACTCACGCACTACAGAGACCCGCGAGTCGGGTCAACGCAAGGTGTCATGGCAGAGACCGTCAATGTTACCAACCCCCGAAGCCAGACCCGGTATTGAGTACCGCTGGATTCGCACCGCTACTCTTGGGAAAAATGATAACACCAACGTCTCTTCTAAATTTCGTGAGGGATGGACACCCGTTCGTTCAGAAGATCATCCAACCCTTCAAGTTGTGTCTGATATCGAGTCTCGATTTACAGACAACATAGAGGTCGGCGGATTACTGCTTTGTCAGAACTCAACCGAAAACGTGCAAGCTCGCCGTGAAGCCCAGCTCGATCAGGCTAAAAACCAGATGAGTGCTGTGGACAATAGCTACTTGCGAAATTCAGACCCGCGTATGCCCGTACTAGACCCAGAACGGTCAACGCGATCATCATTCGGCAAGTAACCTGAAAGGGGAGCTTGTCTAACTTAAATTAGGAGTAAGAGAGATGGCTACTACAGCAGCTCCCTATGGCCTACGTCCTGTCAAACGTGCAGACGGAATGCCATATGCTGGGGCAACGTCCCAGTATCTCATCGACCCCGCTGGTGAAGCGACTAACCTGTTCTACGGGCAAGTTGTTCACATCGGAGCCGATGGCTATATCGCCCTGTCAACAGCGACAGGTGCCGATGCAACAACAAATGCGTTCCCAACAGGTACAACCTTAACAGGTTCTCTTGGTGTGTTCGTTGGTTGTGAATATGTCAACTCCTCGGGCCAATTGGTTCAGGCTCAGTATTACCCATCTGGTACGTCCAATGGTGATGCTATCAAAGCCTATGTTGTTGACGATCCAAACGTACTGTTCCAAGTACAAGCCGATGGTGCGATGGATCAATCTGACATTGGTGCAAACACGTTCTTTGCAGCAGCGCAGTCTACCTCTACTGGTTCTACCACAACAGGTAACTCAACTTCTGCAGTAGACGCTACCACTGTCACAACAACCGCCGCCTTCCGTATCGTAAGTGCCGTATCTCCAATTGGCGATGCGTTCCCCGATCTGTTGGTCAAATTCAACCCCGGTTATAGCAGCATGACAAATGCTGTTGGCTTGTAAGGAGGCTAACTAATGGCTATTTCACGCGCCCAGCTCCTTAAAGAGCTATTGCCCGGTCTCAACGCTCTCTTTGGGCTTGAGTACGGCAAGTACGAAAACGAACATGCAGAAATCTATGAGACTGAAAACTCAGAACGTAGTTTTGAGGAGGAAGTAAAATTATCAGGATTTGGAGCAGCACCAGTTAAAGCTGAAGGCTCTTCCATTTCTTATGATAATGCTCAAGAATCGTTTACAGCTCGTTACAATCACGAGACTGTTGGCATGGGTTTCTCCATCACTGAAGAAGCGATGGAAGATAACTTGTACGATTCTCTGTCTGCTCGTTATACTAAAGCCTTGGCTCGCGCCATGGCATACACCAAGCAGGTTAAAGCAGCTTCGTTGTTGAACACAGGCTTCACCACATTCAACTCTGGTGATGGCACTACACTGTTCTCAACAACACACGGCACTGTGGCTGGCACTAATAACGCCAACCGCCCTGCAGTCGCTGCTGACTTGAACGAAACCTCGCTTGAGCAAGCAGTAATTGACATCGCAGCGTACACTGATGAACGCGGCCTGTTGATTGCAGCTCGCCCACGCAAGCTCATCGTTCCACCTGCGTTGATGTTTGTTGCGACTCGTTTGCTTCAGACTGAACTGCGTGTAGGTACAGCGGATAACGACATTAATGCTATCAACACTAATGGTTCGATCCCTGAAGGTTACCGCGTCAACCACTATCTGACTGACGCAGACGCCTTCTTCCTGACTACAGATGTTCCAAACGGCATGAAGCACTTTGTGCGTACAGCCATGCAGACATCTATGGACGGTGACTTCGATACAGGTAACGTGCGCTACAAAGCGCGTGAGCGTTATTCTTTCGGTGTATCCGATCCGCTTGGGATGTACGGTTCGCCCGGTGCATAAGTTCAATTGAACTTTCTATGGTTAGGGGCGGTCTTCGGATCGCCTCTTTCTTTTTGTTTGAACCTAGTGTATTCTGTCATTACTAGGGCAAACATCAGCTTTGTAGACAGGTTACCGCCCTCCTGACGTTGCATAGACTACAAAGCGAATCCTTATGCAAAGGGTACTAAAATGGCTTCGACTACATTTTCAGGTCCAGTGACCTCAACCGCTGGTTTCATTGGCGACATCAAAGTCCCATCATACACAGTTGCAACCTTACCTTCCGCGACAGGCGAAGCGGGTACAGTTCTTTACGCTTCAGACGCTTTGAAGGCTTCAGAGACTACAGGTAACGGTACAGGCAACCTCGTATTCTCCGACGGCACAAATTGGATTCGCGTTGACACTGGCGCAACAGTTGGGGCGTAAGGGGTTAAATTATGAGTAGGTTTAAAGCCCCCTCTGCCGAAGAACTTGCGCGGCGTGGACTATATCCTGATGGCTCTCCCATCAAGACAGTTCCCGTTCGCGCTCGAAATGATGACGGTACGCTTAAAGCAGACGACCCTTCCACACCTGATGTGAATGAGGCTTGGGAAGAAAAGCCTGTTAAAAAGAAGCGTGGTCGTCCCTCAAAGAAGAAGGATTAACGGATGAATAGTCTGTCACAAGTCTTTCAAGGGCATAGGCACGGAAGTGGTGTTGCTGCGCTTGGTCGTCACCGTATCAAGGAAGTGTCCATTGTGGGGACAGCTTCTGCTGGTCTACTCGATATCTTTGATTCGGACACTGCCCCAGAAACTGGCACTTATGCTCAATCTGGCACAACAGTTACCGTTACGGACACCGCACACGGTTTAGCTACTGGCGATTTAGTTGGTATTTCCTTCTCGACGGGTACTGGCGGTGCGGCAGGGAATGGCAACTACGAGATCACAGTGACAACTGCGAATGCGTTCACTCTGACCGTGCTTAACTCTGCCACGATTACAGGGACACCTGCTTGTCGGTATGTTGCTACAACGCCGAATCCGGGTACGGAGCCGAAGCGTTGGCTTATGAGCAAGCATACGTCAGCGAACGATACCTTCGCTAATACGTTCAGCATCCCGAATAGCGGTTTTCTCGTGAAGACGGGTATCTACCTCAACATGTCAAATCTGTTGGAAGCCGATGTCTTCTACGAGTAAGCCTAAAAAAGGTACAATGAAAGGCCACACCATCAAAGGTGGTCATAAACGTCCGACTAAGTCCGGTGCGGGTATGACCAAGAAGGGTGTGGCTAAGTACCGTAAAGACAATCCCGGCTCCAAGTTAAAGACAGCGGTTACAGGTACGGTGAAGAAAGGTAGCGCAGCCGCCAAGCGGCGTAAGTCCTACTGCGCTCGCTCTGCTGGACAGATGAAGCAGTTCCCTAAAGCTGCTAAAGACCCTAACAGCCGATTACGTCAGGCTAGAAAACGGTGGAAATGTTAGATGGCTATTTCTAGAACTCAAATGGGAAGTCAGCTAACAGGCAACCGCGTCTCAACTGGAGACGATGCAAAAGATTTAGACATCATTCGCTTTGGCAAAGGTGGTAAAACTAAGAAGAAGACAAAGAGCAAAGTCAATGAGGCTGGCAACTACACTCAGCCCGGAAAACGTAAGAGTTTGTTTAACAAAATAAAAGCTGGTGGTAAGGGTGGCAAGCCCGGTCAGTGGTCTGCTAGGAAAGCTCAGATGTTAGCCAAGCAATATAAGGCATCAGGCGGTGGATACAAAGATTGAAGATGATCTGCGCAGTTGGTCTCGTGAGGTCTTAGAGGTTCCCAACAAGTATCTAGGGGGTATGCCTGCGTGTCCCTACGCCAAGGAGGCGTGGAAGAAAGACAAAGTCCTTGTATTAGAAACGGACGATATATTTGACAGCACTATAAATTACGCTCAGTTTTTTGAGGATTTCAAGAAAGAACTTGTAGTCGTTGCATCCTTCAATATGCCAGACATAGATGAGTTCAATGGGGTTGTAGACGAGCTTAACAGAAAATTAACAGACCTGCACTTCATGGGTTTTCATCCCGGATATGATGCAGAAGATGCAGAGTTAGACTTTCTTTCTGACAATGATTGGGTAGGTTCCATAGATGAGGATTACTGCATGATCTTCATACAGGATTTACAGACTGTTGTTAGGGCAAGTGACAAGCTAGAGAAACTGGGGTACTATAAGGTGTACCCTGAATCAGAGTATCAAGAACTCGTAGTAGAACGTAAAAGGAGACTCCAATGGCTATGAAACCTCGTTCAATGAAGAAACCAATGGCTATGAAGCGCGGCGGTGCGGCAAAGAAAATGATGCGCGGCGGTGCGATGAAAAAACCTGCAACGATGAAACGTGGCGGTGGCATGATGATGAAGAAGCCTGTCGCTATGAAGCGCGGCGGTGCAGCGAAGAAAAAGTAATGGCTCTTAAAAAGCCTCAAAAAAGTTTGAAGTCTTGGACCAAGCAGAAATGGCGGACCAAATCCGGTAAGCCTTCTACTCAGGGTTCCAAGGCTACAGGCGAGAGATACCTCCCTGAGAAAGCTATCAAGGCTTTGACGGCTGCGGAGTACGCCGCTACTACTAAGAAGAAGCGCGAAGCTACTAAAAAAGGTAAGCAGGTTGCCAAGCAGCCGAAGAAAATTGCCAAGAAGACGGCGAAATATAGGAAGACTTAGATCATGGCAGTAGTCACACCAGACCTACCTGAACTCTTTGAGGAAGCATATGAACGTGCTGGCCTTGAGATGCGTTCTGGCTATGATTTAAAAACGGCTCGTAGGAGCCTTAACATATTAACATTGGAGTGGCAGAATCGTGGTCTCAATCTCTTCACTATTGAAGCGGGTACGCTCGCTATTGCAGCGGGTACGTCAACGTATACCCTTCCTTCGGACACCATCGACCTCATCGAACATCAAGTCCGCACAGGTACAGGTACAAATCAAACCGACACCGCCCTCGAAAGGGTCAGTGTCGC